TCAGGCCTTATGGTGGAAATAATCACTCAGGCGAGAAAACATGCTGCCTTCCCCGACAGATTCCAGGGTAACCAGCGGCCAGTGCGCCACCTGTTTATCACGGTCGTAAAGTTCAATTTCCCCTACCCGCTGATGGGCGCTAATTGGCGCAGTGAGCTCTTTACCATCAAGGGTATATTTGGCTTTGATATGTGGAATTTCGGCTTTCGGTAGCACCATCCAGAACTCTTGTTCCGTTCCCAGGGCGATATTTTCTTTATCGCCATACCAGATGCGTTCCGTACCAACCTTTTTCCCACGGTGCAAAATTTGCACCGTGGGAAAGTTTTGTTGCCCCCAACGCAGTAATTTTCTTGCCTCTTTCTCACGACCTTTTGCACTGTCAGCCCCCATTACCACTGCAATGAGACGACGCTGCCCATCTGCAGACGAAGCAATGAGATTAAACCCGGCACCAGAAGTATGACCCGTTTTCAGGCCGTCAACATTCATGGTTTTATCCCACAATAACCCGTTACGGTTTTGCTGGGTGATACCGTTCCAGGTGAGACTTTTCTCACTGTACATATGATAAAACTCGGGCTCGCCGTGGATGATAGCGCGAGAAAGCACAGCTAAATCATAAGCCGAGCTATGCTGACCTGGTGCATCCAGACCATGCACTGTTTCAAAATGCGTATCCTTGAGATGCAGCTTCTCGGCATAGTTGTTCATCATTTCAACAAACTGCCGTTGCCCACCGGCAATATAGTCAGCCAGTGCAACACAAGCGTCATTTCCGGAATCCACAATTAAACCACGGCTTAAATCACGTACCGATACGCGATCGCCCTCTTTCAAAAACATCAGTGAAGAACCGACAAACACTGGATTATCTTTCGCCCACGCATCGCGCCCCACGGTGACAATATCGTCTGGCGTAATGCGATGACTATCGATAGCGCGATCCACGACATAGCCCGTCATCAGCTTTGTCAGGCTGGCGGGATTGCGCTGTTGATGCTCATTACCCGCGGTGAGGATCTGACCGGTGGTGTAATCCATCAATACCCAGGAGCCGGCATGAATCTCTGGAGGCTGAGGTGAAAAAGGAATGTTTTCCGCCGCAAAACCAGACGATAAGTTAAAAATGAACAAAGAAGCAGCAATAATAAGACGGCGTTTCAACAGCAAACCCTCAGGAGTTTCAAATAGCTGTTCTTTTTACGGAAATACTTATGAACTGGCTGGAATAAAGTGCAAGAAAATGTGACTACCCTCTCATTTTTATCTGACATGATCTGTTGCCACTCGCTGTCAAATTGTCGCGCTAAAGCTGATTAGCACGGTGATATTTGATACTCTGGCAGACAGCAGAAACAACGGATTTAACCTAATGATGAATGACGGTAAGCAACAATCTACCTTTTTGTTTCACGATTACGCGCAATACCCCTGAGAACCGCCATGAACAAGGGTTTCATGATTTGTGATTTTAGTTTGGTACGCAATTTGGTACACAACACTATTTTCACTTCAGCGGGTAGTCATCAAACTCACCATAACGAGCATCGTTGATGATGTATGTGATCACCACAAATATCACATCTGGACTAGTTCCGTCTTCATGCGCAGGTATCTGTTCACGCCTCCCTTTCTGCAAATCCTAAAGATGAGATTTTGGGGTTTTGGGATATATTTTTATCCTCAGTTCTCTATCCATCCTACAAAGCAGTAATGAACCATCACTATGTGATAGTGAGGCATCCGCTACATTAAGCGCAGAGAAATGATGCAGTGGTGGGCGGACTGGCTTGATGAGAAGTTTAAAGTTATTTAAATAAAATAATCACATATTTCGACATCAGTAATTTATAAACTGATGCCGAAATATCATTTATTCTATCGACATTCTGCTATTTGCAAAATCATACGCATCTTGCTTTTTAGCAAACGTCGCAACGAAGTAGTCACTGATACGAATTACACACCCGTTTATAGACTGAAACTTAAGACGGCAAGTCCCTGAGGTTTTCGTTTGCCCTACTCCGAAAGTATGGACCCATTCGCCTGGAGAGGTATACAACCCTCCAAGTGATACAGAGTCGGCTATAGATGCGACAACATCGCCGCTTACCAGTTTAAGGCTGCATCCCCACACAATATGGTAATACTGCGTTATATTGGCGGGCGAGACATTCAAGTATAAAGTGTATCCGGCAGGAATTACCAATTGGGCACAAGTATCGCTCAACACACCGTCAGTAACTGACGGTGCGTCTACAGTGCTCGTTCCCAAAAACGCCCACGGACCAGCTCCTGAAAAAGACTGGGAGTTTAGCACCTCACCAGTGGATAGGCGCTTTATTCTTCCGTTCAGCTTTGTACCACGAAGTGACATATCCAGTGTATCAGCCACAGGGAATGAAACATTCGCCACAGATTCAACGTGAATCTTACCGCCGACGGAACCCCCTGCGATAAGGTCATGCGCAATAATCTGACTTCCGTCATCAACATTGATGCTATAAACACCAGACGCATTATCAAACCTGCAGTTTTTTGCCACCAGAGTAGAGCTTATCAGCTCAATATTGTTAAAATAGCATCCTTCCGCAACAGTTACCGGAACATTTTCTAGTTTTAACTGCCTCGGGGCTTGCTGAACCCCATCAACAGTTACTGTGGTCGCGGTGGCTACCAATTCGAACCATACATTGCTGATAGTCGGCGGTACGACGGGGGCCAACCCATTACCCTTAAAATAAATTCCGCCACCCTGGCTTGCCTCCATGATGCAATCACGAATTGCCACGCCATCTAGACCACCACCAGGAGCAGGGCCGCCGACAGCGCCATTAAGGTAAATACTGTACGTGTTAATTCCTGCGAAATGGCAATCCCTCCATGTATCGGCTCCGACGTGCATAGTTGGATCAGACACCGCTTTATGTCCGTAATTACACGCCAAATAGCTACAATGCTTATATGTATTACCAATGTTCCCTTTTGGCTTGTAAACTCCAATATCAAGACCGTCAAAGGCAATATCCCTAAAGTTCCATCGGCCATCAAGATTAGACGTTCCAAAAGCTATGCCAATTCCTTGTGGTGTGGAAATATTTCCCTCAATAAGGAAGTTCTGCGCGTGGCGATATTGCCATAATCGCGATGATTCAGATAGTGTAATGCTTGTCTTGCCAACGTCTGGCTTAAAGATAACATTATATCCGGTACCAATGAGATTGGCGTTTCCGGAAGTGTATTCTCCAGTATATGTACCAGGAGTAATTAACAGATCGTCGCGATATCTTGTGATATCAATAGCCTCTTGTAGGTCTACGTAATTACCGGAGTGCTTGATATCATCCAGGTTGTCATAAACAGTTCTCTCACCCATGCCAACTTTCTTGGCTCCTTCGCTCCCTGCGAGATCTGCTTTAAACTGCTCAAACTCTGGCCTTAGTTGGTCAGGGTCATACTTAAGCACATTAGGGAAATAGAACTGCTGAGCACCGTACGCATCATAAACAGCCATAGAATGGCCTTGCACGGTTACAAACTTGGCAATCTGTCCGTTATATACCGGATATCCAGCAGCGTTAATGATGATTGGCTGTTCAACAGGAACGTGAGAACCGTCTTCGTTTTCCACATAAACCTGAATCTGGTTTTCAGGATTTACAGGGTCAGTGTCAATTTTACCGATATAAATTTTGCCATTGGCTACGGCTTTAAAAGAACGAGCCATAGTGAAGAGTTGCGAAGGCATCGATACGATCACATTGGCTGTAATGTCTGTCATTTAATTTGCTCCAGATACAAGGAATCACCGAAGCATGGCTACGATGAATTTTGGGCATAAAAAAACCCAGCCGAAGCTGGGTCGTTGCGTTGGTTATCTGTCAGTAGTTATGTACTGAAGGAGGTAATTCTTTATTCTTAAGTCTCATCCATGCGGAAAGATTCGTTGGTCCGTCTGGCTCATTAATATCAACATCTCGTGTGTGATTGATTAAAACGTCTCTCGCCATTCCGATAACATACGAGAACTCATGGCCATAGTCGTAGCATCTGCCGGAATAGTTCGATTGAATTTGTTTTAGCGCCAGATACAGTTCGCGGAATAATGCCTGTGAGCGGTTGGCATAATCCCATAACCATACAAGGCTGTTTGCTTCTTTTGCAGAAAGCTCGTTGGTTTTCTTCTCTTGTTTGCCGATAAATTCACCTTCAAGCACTACCCTGTGGATGTACTCTACGGCTTGCGGTATCTGAGATGCATCAAGCTCTTCAATACTTTCCACATTGAAACGCTGATGAATCATTGCATAAGCTTCTGGGTACATTAGATGCTTTTTGCTGACTAGCATATTTACAGCATCACGAAGCTGAGTCCTGTCATCAACAGATGTTTTCTTACGTGCATTTTCTGCCTTTCCCTTTGTCCAGTAGTCATGCAGTACAGTAAAGCATTCTTCCTGGTACTGAATCAGTTTATCACGGATGTCAGCACGAACTTTCTCAGGGTTGATGCTGAACAGCCATCCATTTAACTTCTTCAAAGGAAGGCAGAGTAGCTTACGAAGCTTCCCATCAGCGGCAACCATGTTCATATGAACACAGTTGAATTTGCTAATCTGCTTCATGAGTTTTGTTTGCTGCGTTGACCAGCTCATTCCAAGGTTTTCAACGATTGGCTTCATCGCAACATATGCAACTCCGGCAGCCATGGCGGTGATAATTTGCTGACCGTTGAATGGTACATAAGAGGTGTTCACTGCTTCTAAAATTGCTATACTATTCATGTTGGTTTTTCTCCACGGATTTACTGACAACCGAAGCCCTGACTGTTCCCGCAGTTGGGGCTTCAACTTTACGCGCCAATGCGCCCTTCCTTCTTAAAGCTTTCCATTACTCTCTGATAAATCTCAGAGTTAACAGACCGACCATTCTCTTCCGCCACCTTGCGGACCAAATCCAATACTTCTTTAGGCCACCGCAAATTGAACTGCGGCATCTTGCTCATTCCTTTCATATTCACCTCACAATATAGGTCCACCGTGGACCTATTGAGAATATAGTAGAGTGCTTCTATCATGTCAATACACTAACTTGGAGTGATGGCATGGCTAGAGATGATCCGCACTTTAACTTCCGTATGCCTATGGAAGTAAGGGAGAAATTAAAATTCAGGGCGGAGGCGAATGGGAGATCAATGAACTCCGAGTTGTTACAAATCGTCCAAGATGCTCTATCAAAACCATCGCCTGTGACTGGATATCGCGACGATGCAGAACGACTCGCTGATGAGCAGTCAGAGCTTGTTAAGAAGATGGTGTTTGATACGCTGAAGGATTTGTACAAAAAACCCACCTGAAGGTGGGTCCTATTTATTAGTCTTGCTTTGTTGATGGTATAAGAGATGCGTTTGCCTCTTTTGGCTTCAAGGTATACATCCCACCATTAAAAGGATCTACAGCAAGCCAACCAATTAACCCACCAAACACAAGGTTTCCACCAATATACCAGCCATTAGCATTGGCTTTGATTGGCAGGGTAACTGGTTCGTACCCATCCTTTTCCATAGTGATCTGGTAGCTCTTTTTGCCAAAATAACTACCATCTGACTTGGCAAGAGTTACTCCTTGCGGGGTCTTACCTTGCGCAACAATCACGCCTGATTCGTCTTTTACCTTAAAGCTCGCACCGGAAGGATTGCTGTTCACTTGCACAAGCTGCGTTTCGTCACCAACAATAGTTGCGCACCCAGATAACAATATAGCGCCAGCAACGACGCCAATAATCCTCTTCATATCAATTTCCATATTTAAAAAACCGGAAACATCCTAATGACAAACCATTCAAATGTGAAGTAGGCAAAAGATGTTTACTTTTTTCATGGTATCCTGCTCAAAACTAAGGAGGTTGGCGTGAAGCAATTTCTTACTGCTATGTTCTTATTCATATCTTTTGGGGCTACAGCAGAGTGCTGGGTCGTTGGAGATATGCGCGGAATAAGCTATTCAGAACGAAATAATTTCCATCCGGAAGAAGATGGTTTTAGTGGAACATTCATCATTAAGACAAACGGTGAAGATGCCAGCATCACATATTCTGGGACAGATGCGGGCGGCATGGCTTACAAAGCATTGTCTAAAAACTCCATCATAGGAATCGGCGCGAATGGCGAAACTCAACGCGTTATCGACTCATGGGTAATACATCCTACTGGAACAGTTTTAATGTCAAAAACCATTTCCGGTTATGGAAATATGGATTCAACCAAAGCTTTTGTTGGAAAAGTAAAAAGAAAATGTTAGCGATTGAATCCAATTTCCCATACGTTACTGCTGTGTTGCCTCAGTAGCAAACAGCGGTCTGATGGCATTCGCAGCGTTATTTATCGCTCTTTCATAGGCTGGTGTTCCTGCTTTGGTGTTTGCCAAACGAAGAAGCATATTCCTTGCTGCTTTGGACTCATACAAGCGCATCATTGCACCAAAACCAGCCTCAAGCCCCATTGATACGCCAAGGGTCGCAGTTGCGCCAATCGTCCTTATCCTGTTGGCTTGCGATTGCCCCGTCTGAGTTACTACATTTGCGGTGTCTGACCTTGCTGTTTGCTGTAGAACTTCATGAAGAGCATCAAGCTCTTTCATGTGCTTTCCAGAAAAAATAGTGTTGTAAATTTCACCGCCTGACTGAGATTTCAGCTTATTAACTTCAGTGATGAACTTGGCTGGAGAGTCCCCGGCCTTTTCCGCTATTTTGCTGACGTAAGCTGCACGCATAGCATCTTTCCCCTTATCATCCAGTGCGCTCCAGATTCGTTTCACGTCAGATGGTTTTCTGCTTAATACAACGGTATTTATAAGTTCAGGACTGGCTTCACTGCTTGCCTTGTTGAGCTTGTTGGCAATGTTTTTATTAAGCACCTTATTATAAACGTTTGCATAATCGGAATTTGCTTTAAGGTATTTTGCTGCGTCTGATGCACCGAGGTTTTTAGCAACTGCGTTACGAAGGTCTTTTGACATTGCATTCTCTACCATATTGGTAGCTGCTTTTGCCTGGTTGGGGAAGACCATAGCATCTCCCTGAACATTAGATCTAAATGCTGTTCTGTGCTGACGCAAGAGATCAAACGTAACATCCAAATCAGTTGCAGGGTTTGCTAATTCTTCACGTAGGTTACGCAAGGATGTAAGCAGGCTTTGATTGGCAGACGTCCCAAGCCGTTCCTGTCTTGCGATCGCTGTATTCAGAGCATTCATGGTATTTGTGGTATCAACTGCGGCATTACCCATTTTATTGGTGACGTCATTGATAACAGCGCCAGCGGCATCCTTCCGCCCCCTTAACGTGGTGGTCAGAGATTTCACCACATCATCAGGGTTGTACTCACCAAAACGGTCAAAATAATTGCTTACCAGCTTACTCCGCGTTGCATATTGCTCTGCTCGCTTTGAGCCCGTCCCGAGCAAAGCCCCCTCGGCATCCTGAGTAAGGCCGCGAGTGAAAGCATTTTTCGGCGGGATAACATCAGATGTCATTGGTGTCACGCCCATCGATTCTGATGTGGCAATTTTCTTCGCCACTTCTGGCGCAATATCACCTTTTATAGCCGTTATTCCACGCCCTATTCCCTTTGCTGCTGCGGAAAGAACACCCTGAGCGGCAAGGTTAACTCCGGCATTTTTAGCTGCATTTTGTGCGAAATCGCCTTTCTGATTTGCGGCCTCTGCCAGCGATCCAATAGCCATGCTTCCTGCCGTTCCAACTCCTGGAACTAAATACCCACCAATTGTTTCACCGGCTTGTGCGTATGGGTCTGTCGGTTTGTCTACTGGACGATAAACATCATCCAAAACTTTTGGCCCACCAAGCCCCTGACTGATTGCATTAATCAGACTTGCGCCACCCTGCAATACGTCAAATGGTATGTTTACCAGACCACGACCAGCCTGTTCTGCAATTTGCCCTGCACTTTGACCACCAGTGAGCCAATCGCCAGCTTGTTGCATCAATGATGGTTCTTCACGTACTGGTGCATTATTGGCCTGATTAACTGTTTGTTGCTGAACAACCTGACCAGCAAAATAATCATCAATGGCGGCTCCAATATCTTCCGTGCTCGTACCATCAGGGAAGGTAAATGTCTTACCGTTTGCAGTTACTTTCATCATTCCACCGTAAATTGAATGCCTGATTTTGAGGTATATGATCCAACCTGATTCCGTGGTTCTCCTGAAGGTGTCGAATCTTGTGCTGGCGCTGCGTCAGTATTCAATGACATATACCGCTTAACGGCACTCCCCAATGATTCACCTTTTTTAACATCCAACCCCAATATCTGACCGCCATTACGCGATTGTCCAGGATTGCCATTCGCGCTCATCCACTCAGCTTTAAACTCATTAAACTGCGCGTTTCGTCGCTCAAGGTTTGCCATTGCATCAAGCCATCTTGCGACCGTCTCAGGGTTATCCATGTCAGTTGGCGCACCCTGCCGAACGATCTCAACGTCTTTATCCGTTGCTGGGCCGGGAGGTAGGAATTTAAGAACCTGACTGTTAACAAGGGCATTTTGGCGGATGCGCAAATCACGCAATGTCGTATCGCTTCCGGTAAGTTTTGCGAACATGTTCTGTGCGTTACCGAACAAACCTGTCGTTGGTTTTTCTGCTCTGAACTGTTGAGCAAGCGCACTCATAGAATTGGCTGAGTTTGATGATGCTGTGGCATTGTTTACAGCCGTCTCGATGCCTTTTTCCATGTTTACTGACAGCTTAGGTGCTTCACTAATCAACTGCTGAGCCTTTTCCTGCGCTTGCTGCATCTTAAACCCGAACTCTTGCTGATCCAGAGCCAAGCGTTGTGCTGCGATATTGTGCCCAGTCATTGCTGACTGATAGGAAAGGTTTTGCCCTCTCGCCTGAAGTGCTTCACCAGCCTGATTGCTGCGGATTGTCTCTGCCAGCCTGCCTCGGTCAATTTCACGACCAGCCATCTTATCCTGAACAGCAAACGCCTTTTCTGGTCCAAGCGCACCGAGAGACATAGTAGTCAGCATGTGTGATAGCTGCTCTGGATTCTGGATACCTGTCTGAATCATCCAGTCAGCATTAGCACCAACGCGATTTAACCTGTCCTTGTTGTTAGTAATGAATTTACTGTAGGCTTCCGGTCCCTGAGAAAGAGCGACGTTAGCCCTCATGGCTAAATCGCCCATATCGTTGCGTTGCTGATCATTAAGACCAGAAAACGCCTGTTGTGCCTGTGCAACAAACGCTGGATTTTCCTGGGCAAACTTAAATAGTCCCGATGGATCACCAGAAGCCCATGCATCAGCGTGAACCTTATTGAACGCACTAATCGCTTTCTGTTGCTGTTCCTGATTGTAAATATCAGCAACTCCAGCCAGACCACGTAACGCGGTCAGACCAACGTTATTTGCACCTGAGCGAGCCAACTCATTGTTTTCGCGGATCAGACCAAGCGTTGCGTTAATGTCGCTTGCCTTTGGCGCATTCTCATTTTGCGTACCGATGCCAGCCAGAAAACCACCAGAATTAATACCCTGCTGCCACGTAGCCATTGATTACCCCTTAATAAAGTAGTGAACCAAGCAGACCGATACCAGCACCGATACCAGCACCCCACGGAGTTGATGAACCAATTAATTTCGCAAGTCCAGCCCCAGCAATGGCACCAGACGCACCTCCGCCAATAGCAGATTGCATTGCTGATGGCCTGTTGGCGTTTGCCGCTGCAAGAGCCGCGCTTTGCTGTGAAATCTGACTCATGTTGTTGGCATATGTTTGCCCGGCGTTTGCCTGACCTTGCAGTGCGCCAAGACCAATATTTGCCAGATTCTGGTAGTTGTTCATCTGACCAGATAGCCATTGCTGACCAAGCGTTGGTGCGATTGTTGCTAACTGATTACCGGTTGCAGTGGAACCCAATCCACCTGTTGCTTCCGCTGCCGCCAGACTCTGATAGCGAGCCTGACCAGCAAGATCTTTGTACTGCTGAGAGTTGTAATACTGGTTAAGTGCCTGACCTTGCCCTTCCAGAGACGATAAGTTCTCGAGGCTGCCGACATACTTATCAGCCAGAGGAGTAAACGGCTTCAGGTTGTTCATGATGGTGTTGAACTGCTGATTTTGCAGGTCTGCAGCATACTTCTGAGCTTCTGCTGCATACTTTGCGCTTTTATCAGAGCTGCCACCTTTCCCGCCTTTTTCAGGGCAATAAGGTTCCTCGCCGCGCAGTTTTCTGCCCAGCTTAAATGCATATAACATGGCTATCTCCCGTGATTCAGGAAGTCGATTAGTTCTTCGCGTGTGGCGCTGTAAAACGTCACGTCATCCACGCCTTTGAAGTATTTCTTGATGGTTCCTACACGCTTAAGGCCAATCATTGCGCAGTACATCTGACCGTGGCGGAATTTGCGCGCAGCGAACGATGTGACGCACTGAACGGTGGTGTTAGTCAGAATGTATCGCCAGAACGCCAGCCCGATTTCCTTGCTGAAGCCGCGAATCTCTGGCAGGTACATGGCGTGGCAATCGAATGTCAGCGGCTGAATCTCCTGATAGTAAACAATGCCGCCGAACTGCCCGTGCACGTTCACCTCAAAGTAACGGCAATCAGGTTTGTAGTCGTATCCATCACCGTTGTTGCTCCCGGCGATAATGTCAGGGTGATTTCCTACTGCTTCGATCAGGTCGATGTTTCGCGTTGGTTTGAACTGAATCATCACTGCTCCGCGATTATCTTGATGGTTGTGGCAGTAAACGCCGCACCATTCGACTGAATGGTTAACGTACTGCCATTTGTGGCAAGAAATCCGTCTTTATCCACGCTGAAGAATGTAGCTAACAGGATGTTGTCGGTTGTTGTCGCCGCATTACGACTGCTGACCAGCGTATCAGGAACAGAGCCGGAAAAGGTTAGCTGCATTGACCTGTTGGCGGTTCCGCTGGGCCACGTCCCGACGATCGACAGCTTGAAGAACAAGGTTTTGTTCTCGTTGAACACAACCATCTTGTTGTTAACAGTGTCGAAGAATGGTGCCAACGTCCCGGATGACGGCGTGAGCGTTTTCAGCAGGCTAACAAGGTTGGTCGGCGCTGTCGGGATGGTTACAGATACGCCAGAGTAAACAACCTCTGACTTCTTGCGAGTAGTGGCATACTCCAGAGCATCGATGCGCGTTTCATGGTCTGAAACCTGCAATTCCAGCGACTGAACTCTGGTATCAAGAGACGCAATATCGCTTTCATTCTGAGCGATTCGCGTTTCATGTTCCTGAAGAGTTGATTCTGCCTGGCTGATTCGCTCCTCATGATTAACAAGCGTTGCTTCCGCAGCAGAAATTCGCTGCTCATGGTCAGCGAGAATCACATCCTGCTCATCGTTCCTGACTTGCGCATCATAAGCGCCCTGTCCGGCCTCGTTGGCCTTGTTAGCCACGTTACCAACATCAGTACCTTGCGCGATAACGTACAGCAGATACGACTGCGAGAAGATATTGCGTGGAAGAACTGATGTGTCGAGCCGCGTAGCCTGAATGATTACCGGCACATTGAGATTCGAATCAGCCATTACTCAATCCTTATCTGGCAGCCTGAAAGAGTGACAGGTGACTTCGTGATAACGCGCAATTTGAAGCCAACATTTTTCCTGATGCGCCCGACTCGCTTCCACAAAACGCGTTTGTCGTAAACGAACGGTTCATTCTGCTCAATCATCTGCTCACGACCGTAATTTATGCCGTCAGTGGTTGCAGAGAGAAAAAGGCGGTCGGCGTACTGCGCAACGCCGGTCGATGATTCCACCTCCAGATCAAAGCATCTGGCGTTATCCGCTTTGAACAGTGGAGTAAACAGCAGGTGTTCTTGCTGTAGCCCATACTGGCTACTGATATCGAATTGCAATTTCCCGGTCACGGACTCCAGCTTATCGCCGCACGTTATCTGATTGCCTTCGTAAATGAAGTCGATAGCGCGGTACACATCGTCATACAGGCCTGTTTTCAGCACACACCATTGCGGACCATTAGCGCTTGAAGATGCGTCGTAAACAAGAACATGGCGCGGCAGGTGAATAATCAGCAACTCATGAGCATCAAACCGCAACGATTCCATCACGCCATCAGCCAGTTCATCAGCAGTGTAGGAGCGTAGTATTTTCTCAATGCTCGCGCTGGCGATTGGTGACACCTGACCGGAGCCGATGATGTATACAGACGGCGCACCTGTTGCTGGATTGCTGATAAACGCATAGGAATCAGCAAACGGCGTTTTGCAGTAAGTTCCGGCAATGCCTTTCTGCACCATCAGCGATGGCTGGGCGACATACAAAGCAGCACCAACGGTGGTTGCACCAGTCAGGGAGAAATATTCAATCGTCGATGAACCAAAGCAGACGATGAAGTCTCGCCATGTTCCGATTCCGATGATGCCGTCAGGCTGCGACTCGGCACGATATTGTGCGCTGTAGCGGTCAGGATGTGATTCGTCTTCAAGGTCAGTGATAAACCATGAATCCGTGCCGTCTTTTGACCACGCATAACGCCCACGTAATCGCGTAATGTCGCGGACTGAGCCTAACTCATACTGCGTGAATCCGCTGTCTGTAGGCCAGTTTGAGACGGTTTTAACCGTACCATCATAGCGATACTCGACCAGTTGACCATTAACGCCTACAGCCTGTGATGTCCGACCATGTGCCATTGATACGCGACCACTTCCGGCGACGTCACCGACTTCACTTTCTCCTTTGTACAGCTTGCCGCCACACACGCGATAAACAGCACTCTGCGCCATGTTGTACTCAACTCCGCGCGATACGCCGTTCACATCAGAACGTTTGGCAATGCCCGGGAATGAGCGAAGATATCCGCTGCTGTTCAGGATTTCTTTGGGTGTAGCCAACATATTCACTGGCAGATAGTCGATATAGTCGGCGTTTCTAAAGTCTTTGCCGACACCTTTCATAAGCGGAAGTTGCTGAATAGGCATTTATTCACCTATGCGTTTGGGATATCGCCATCAATCAGAGGGAGATCGCCTGGATAATATCGGTCAGATGTGAACACGTCATATTTATTACCCTGCCCTACAGGAAAATCTCCACGTCGTCGCATTGAAGGAACAACCAGAGTGTCGGTCATCAAGGCATCATATGAGCGTTGGGCGTTACTGAGAACTTGTGGAGTTGGCTCAAGGCTGTAATCAGATAGCATTCTCAGCAATAACTGATAGCCTACTGCGTGTTTGTATTTTCTTGGAAGACCTGACTCATCATCTGGTAATGGCTGCTCATCTCCAGTTGCGAAAGCGTAACCAATGTCGCCGGGGTTAATCATCCACTCGGACATCATATCTTCCAGATCATTTACACCATCTTCAATTGATTGCGGCTCAACATCAGTCAGCGATGCATTAGAAGCAATAGCAAACTTACGAAGCGCAAAAAGGACGATCTCACCCTTTGTCAGTACTGTTGCCATTGTCTGCCGCCTTACGACCTCGCTTACTGGTCGGTTTCAATTCATCAACTGAGGCAACAAAGCCCAACTTTTCGAAAAACTGGAAGTCTTTTTCTGCGATAACGGCCTGTACATGCCCGGATTCGTTATCTGCGGCAAGGAATACACTCATGCGATCCATATTGTTTCCTTAAAACATAAAAGGGGCGTAAGCCCCTTGTTATTACGGATTACCGAAGAACTGACCGCCCATGTGAGGGTTAAAGCACACATATGCAGGCAGTAAGTCAAAGCGCATTTTTTGCACGTTGGCATCGCCATCTGCGTATTTATGTACGCGGATGGAGAAACCTTCATATGTTGCAACAGCAGAATCAATACTGTGCAGTTTCGGCAGTGGGATAGAGCCAAGTCCACAGAAGAACTTGTTATAGAACAGGTTTGGCTTCATTGTCTGGCTAGCAGTGCCTACTACAGATACGGCATCGCCTGCCTCTACCTGACGACTTACAGAGTTGTACTGCGGGTTTGTAGTGTCATAAATCGGAACACCAGAAAGCGTAACCGTCACATCGCCACTGCTGTCTGAATTAGCATCAGCAGTAACCGTTGCAGTGAAGCTAATTGGTGTGGCTCCGTTATACAACGCCTGTTTGGTATGCTGTTGCAGCCAGTAGGTATTGGTGAATTTGACCTGATCACCAGCTTTCAGAAAACCTGTAACGCTGGCTGTCGCTCCGGTCAATGTTACAGTGAACTGGTATGAGTCTTTAACTGCGTTATAGGTAACAGTTGGCTGTGTTTTGACTGTCAGTGTTCCGCCAAATGCCCCCTGCGTACGAGAGGCAAGCCCATTAGACATCAGTGCGCGAATGCCGCCAAAATTGGTTGGGATCTGTGCGTTCTCCCATGCAGTACGAACCAATTGATCTGAAGCATGCAAACCAGTCTGCGCATCAGCAAGTCGCTGTGCAGACCATGGATCCATTACAGCATAGTTTTCACCTTCATTAACGCCGAGGTCTTTCAGGAAAGATGCCGTCTGCGCAACATCAGACCATTTGGTGATTGGAGTATTGGGGCTACCAAGTGACAACGCACCGTTATTCATCATGAAGTGAGCAAGCTCTGTTTCAAGGTCGGTAACGATTCGCTGGCGAACCGGCGCGAGAATTTCTTCCAGCTGGTTAAGCTTGATCGCTTCCTCCAGTTGCTGATATTCAACAGCAACAGTGATGTAGTTACCTACCCGCCCCGTAGCTTTACCTGAGATCAGGTTGTTTTTATTTTGCCCTGAAATATCACCAGTGGGAGTACGGAGGGATGAGAATTGATGCGGACGTTTAAAGCTAACGCTATCGCCAGTGCTGGAGTTGATTTCACCTGCCAGCAACTGACGGTCTACGGTTTTCGCCAGAACTAAATCTGACATAAAACCCGGAAGGAATTTTTTCAGAACGATTTGACTGACGTTACTGTCGAGATTGTTAGGCATTTATCTTTTCCTTATTCGATTTTTGCGCCGGGGCATAATTTGTTGAATTCGTCTTGTTTCGCATCAGCACCGCCACCACGTACTTCCGGCTCTGGCTTGATGGCTTTCTTTGGTTTTGGAGCAAGGCTTACCTGTTTGCTAATCTGCCCCAAGAGGAATGCTGCGCGAATTGGATCTGTCTCAGCGGCTACACGCTGGCGTAATTGCTGGCTCTTACCTAAGCCATAGGCGAGTAGTTCAGAGCCTTCGTCTGCACAGTGAATGATGATTTCCTGCTGAATTGGTGGTAGCTCACTAAGAACAATGGCTTCCATTTCCTGATAATCTTTCACAGGAAGTTTGGCTGCCCGTTGTTTATGCGCTTCTACCCTTTGCTGGAAACGCTGCTGGTATTCCTGTTGCTGACGTAGTTTTTGTTGCTGCTGCTGTTCGACACGGCCTTTTTTCTCATGCCAATCAGTCAATGCCTGTTCAAACGCCTGTTCGTCATAATCACACGACTCAAGAGTCGGTTTTGGTGGAATAGCGTCTGGTTGTGGTTGCTGATGTTCCGCTGGCTTGGCTAATGCTTCCTCAAGCTGGCGGCGCAACTCACGGTTTTCTTTCTGTGTTTCTTTGAAGCCTTTGCGAAGATCTTTCACCCATTGCGGTGCAGGTTGCCCGTCAATGTGATCATCATCGTCAGCGTTAAGCTGAATTTCTTCATCACCAATACGCAAGGCGTAATCTTCTGGTGTCTCTTCGGTTTTTCCAGGCTCAGTTGACACCTCTTTACCGTTGTCATCCTGGCTTTCATTCTCAGGCTGTGACTCTGTTTGGATGATGGTTTCTTCTGCATTTTCCTGTGTTTCAGACAGGCCAATAACCTGACCGTCGATGATCAGTTCGTTTTCCATTGATTACTCCTAGTTAACTCGGCATTAAGTCTGCCGGAGACTGTGGTGGTGACTGGAATTGCTGTTGTTGTGACTCGGAGACATCTTTCAGAAGGCGTATTGCCTCCATCACTGCTTTGTCATCGATGTTTCTGGCTTGGGCCAGTTTATAGACAGTGTTTGCCTGACTCTCCATCGCATCCTGCTGGGCAGTAAATGCTTTGATTTGAGTTTGAGCAGTTTCGTTAGTTGCTTTTTGCGCTTCTGCCTGCGCTGCTACCATTTGCGCCTGAGCGAGAACCATTTCAGGATTTGGCTGGCTTTGTGCTGCCATTTGCGCCTGTTGAACAATCTGCTGCTCTTTCTCATTGCGTGGTTTTGCAATACCAGATATCAGCAGTTGGTTTCGGTTGTACTCTTTGAAGTCATCAAGGCCTTCGCCATCGATATTGTCCAGAATAATACCCTGAATTGCCGGGCGCATTGGGTCCGTTGGAAGCATAGAGCTAAGGACATTTGTCAGTACAGAAACCGTTGCATCACGTCGTGCTGTGTAGCCTGGTCCAACATCAACTTTCACATCGTATCGACCGACAGAAAGGTCATTTAACGCAACAACAGCCCCTGTTTGCCTGTCAACAACCTGTGCGCTCAGGACAGCGATATCATCACTTCCATCTTCGTTAACGATGCGCACTTCACGTTCTGAACCGTACACTTCACGCGCCATTGACAGCCATACTTCACCAGCGCGTTTAAGACTTTTCGCCATATTGTCCAGATAGATAAACGAAGCCATATCTGCTCTGTTCATCAAGTTGTTAACCGTTTCCTGAGCAATATTACTTGGCATCTGCTGCATGGCCTGACTGCCGCCTGTAACCTCCTGAATATCAGCACTGGTTTGCTGTAGTAATACAGCCAATGCCTGATTCATAACCGCAGGCTGTGTATATCCTGCCGGGGTAGCTCCAGCGATGATGTTGCCATATTTATCTCTCACTTCGCGCAACGGCAAGAACGCTGGTCGTTTCTTGTTGCGAGCCTCCCAGTGCTTCTCAAGTCCACGAATTTGCTCCATGCCAACTATAGGGATCTGACCGGGGTCTTGCGTTGCAGTATCAGCCAGCATTGAAACCTGAACGTTGTACAAACGCTGTGGATCCATTGCTTTTGCAATGTGCCCTTCGACACGCTCAATGTCATCAATGAACCAGCGTTTTCCATAAACCGGAATGAGGGGGATATGCTCACCAGGAATACGTCGAGGTTTCTCAAGGAAACCATCACCATCCACTACGGATACATACACACGACGGCGCTTCACTGAGCGCCTTGCCACTTCCTGAAATCCAGCTATTGCCAGTTCATCTTCAATATCTTCAACCTGATCACTATCGTATGTTGCAATCTCTCCAGTGATTGGATGTCGATAACTGATGACGTCAACAGACTCTTTACGAACTTCGTAATACTTCGCTATGTAAATAACATCTTCATCAAACCAGTCATATTCCCAACTGGTCATAGACGTTACATCCAGAGAAGCAGGAGGTTTCTTTCCGTATTCAGCCTCATATTTTTCAGGTGACAACGAATACATGCAGAACGCCCACAACGCGTCAGATTTGTCGTACTTCTTAGCGTCAGGGTCAAACCACACAGAGCGCGACGGGTCGTATATTGGTTCAATAGCAATGCGCTGACGATCGTCCATGGGGTCGTATTCATTGACCAGCATAGACGTCAAACGGAAGCAACCGAAACCACCAGTAGCAGCGTCGTCAAATGCATTATCGCAAGCCTCACCGCCATCAGTTTCTTCGTAGTCAGCACGGAACAGACCATTTAATTTATTGGCTAACTCTTCGCTTGCCTCTCTGTCACCAGGACGAAACTTAACGGTGATTCTGTTATTGCGGTATTCTGCAATGATGCGGTTAAGTTCAGTTGCTACCTTATTGATTTCAAACTTAGGATACTTCTCGAACTGCTCATCAAGCTTAGTTCCAGCCGCCGTTGCTCCTTCCCATTGACCTCCGGGGACACGAGCAAACCTCGTAGCTTCAATGCACTTTTCGCGCACTTCCTGCTGTGGAGAATAGGCGCGGTCAAACCTGAGCATGATCCGCTCATGTTTTTTCTCTAATGTCTCTGCCATGTTTACCAACCGGAGGATGAGGGAACGTATATTTCTGTTTCTTCGCGGACCAATGCCGGGCAATGCATACACATCATCAGCGCATCAGCCAGGTTAGGAGATGGAATACCGAGCTTCTGCTTCATTTCGACCTTAGTCATTAGCTCCAGCTTCCCGTTGTTATTGAATTTGCGCTGAATCTGCGTCAGTTCTGCAAACAGCTTCTCCAGCATCTTCTCGCCTATCGCTTCTTTGTCGAAGCTCAGCATGTCGTCGGGGTCTGCATACTCACCGTGGACAACCGCCCGATATGTCAGATACAGCCTGTCAGCCAGCGCGTAATAGAATTGCGCTCGCTTATTGCGGAATACATCGCCAATAGTGCGAACGTTGTCGCCCTGCACGACTTCATCAGCCCATGCTCCGGCCTGATATGGCGCATCTTCATCGAATGGCGATTCGCTGCCCTTGAACATCGTGGCGGTGATTTTCTTACCGGAGAACGCTTCCGTTGTCTGTCTGCGTAGCCCTGCACCGACACCATCACCATCCCACAGGTAATGGTCAGCGCCGTCTTCAATCGCCAGCGAAGTTGCCCAGTCAGCACCTTCATTGATGTCCATCAGCAGACCTTCGGCAATGCGCTTAACTACCGAACCGTGACGCGATGCATAACCTTTAGCATCCGGCCCTGTATCTGACGGGTCATGTGCAGAAACAACAGCGCCTTTCGCTTTCCATCCTAGTTTCTTGTGCGCATCGGTTGCGGCTTCAAGCCATTCACGTTTGATGATTGCCATATCACTTGCGCTTACCGGCTCACCAAGCCAGATGTGACGATACAGTGTCGGATTTCTGCGTTTGCACTCTTCCATCTCCAGACGGAGAACTTCAGGAAAGTGCGGGTTGTCGGTGTAGTTCACCGTCAGCAGACAAATATCATCAGGAGGATTTACGACGAATCGCTGATAGGTATCGTCAAGGATGTTCTTTGGGTTAAAGCTCACCCATATTTCAGAGAACGGCTTACGGATGGTTGGAATCAGGATATCCCACGATTCCTTCGTTACCGCTTCCGCTTCTTCAACCCAGCAGATATCAATGCCTTCGAGCGATTTAATCTTCGTCGGGTTGTTTTTTATGCCGTAGAACATGAATTCAGCATTCGTTCCGAGATGACGAATCATGGAACGCTGAATTTCAAACTCAGCCGAATACCCTTCCCGCTCTATGGTGTCTTCAAGCAACCGGATTACCGAATCGCTGATACTGTTTTGCAGTTCACGAGCGCAGAGAATACGCACAGGCTGCCGACGCGCCGCTTCAACAAGCAGCCTCGCAATTGCCCATGATTTACCGCTACCTCGACCGCCTTTGGCAACTTTGTAGCGATGCGCCTCAATGAACGGTTCAAAGATAGGATTAATCGAGGTCATTTTCCGAACAGAGTGCTCATCGGTGATGTTTCAATCTGGATTGCGCCGCCGTCCTTACCGACAAGCTCGTTAGTTACCTTGTCGCCATACTTACGGGGATTCATTCGGGCCAACGCCCATTTGCGTGTATCAACGCGAAGTCTTGCCTTTGCCACTTCAGCAGCATCTGGAATCGCATTGTCAGCAATTTCGAATATCTCTTCGAAAATAGAATCAGCTCGTGCCTCAGTTGCCTTCGCGTACTTGTCTCTAAATTCGTCATGCTCTGACAGCCAGCGAAATACAGTAGCCTTTGCTGGCATGCCGGGGCGCTTGCAAACCTTAACCAGACTTTCCCCGGAGGCAAGCAGCGCACAGATATCATCAGCCACCTCCGGCAGGTAATCCGAAGGGCGACCGACATTCTTTTTCTCAGTCGCCATATTGATTATTTCCCTTCTGCTTGCTTATCCCATTCATCGCGGAATTTGGATGGGTTGTCGAAACCTTGAGTTGCCATGTTTATGCTCCGGTGGTGAACAGGTCTAAAGCTTCCTTCGATTTACGCACCGCTTCGATAGTGCGGGTCGTGATATCCGAATTAGCGCCGCCTGACTGGAAGTGAATTTTGAATAGCTCAAGCTTCAGCTCGTCAGTGCCAATGAATTGAAATGCTTCTTCTGCGGCTGCGTTCTGGTTCATGACCAGTTTGTAAATCTCTAACTGGAATTTCTGTTCTTCAGTCATGGGAATAATCTCTGCCATTGTTGGCTCCGTTTATCCGTTAAAAGGGATATCAGTTAAGTTATCCCGTGTAGGGTATAAGCCATTATCAAAGCCACTCTGTAGGGAATGGCTTTTGTAATAACTACTGTTCGCTTAGCTTCTGCTTCAGCAAGTAACCTTCGAGCATCCAGATTTTGTTTACAGCATTTTGCCGGGCAATCTTCCGACCAATTTCTGCATCAAAGTTTTCCGGACTTGCACAGGCACTCTCTCCGGTGACGGTGAAGCCGTTGCGCAGCACCAGGACGCAGAACGTCAGCAGAGAAAGTGATTCGTGCGGCTGGTAGTTTACCTCTCCGCCAGTATGTTTCGCTTTTATGGCTTTGCCAAAGGCACCATCTTCTGCTGTGAAATATGCCTCCTGAGCAATAATGCCTTCGATATGGTCTGGCGTAACGCGCGGTGCCGTTTTGCCTTTCTCAACGATTTCTTTTTCGATTTGCTGGTCGTTCATAATTATGACCCTGTGGAGTGGTTGCTTGATTAGGATGTCTTTCCATCAGTCCGCCACCACAAAGAATCTTTTTTGCCATAAGGCAGGAGGTTCATCTTTCAGTGGCTGCCAGTGTTATTTCCCCACTTACTGGCTTGGGTTGTTTCGCTGTACTGCCGTTAACTGGTGGCGCACAGATTTAGTTAAATCCGTTCTCGCCTGAACTATCTTTTACATACCCGGATTGTGGGGATGTAAATCACGGTTTCATTATCAAGCCCACCCGTAGATGGGCTTTGTAATGACTACAGTAACGGACTGCACAATGCGCCTGTATTTCGAGGATGACGTCCAAATACGTTAATCTTCTCGCGAACGCTCTCACTACACATTCGCTCTACAATTCGCCAAACAGCCTTTTCAGGTAAAAATTTCGGCGCTAGTGCTGAAATAGCACGCCACAGACCCCGACTAAGCGAGCACGCTGTGCTACCGAAACTAAAGATGGCGAACGAAATAGACGTGATAAACGCCCAGCAACCAGAGAGAAAAGTTGAGATGCGGTGATAAAGCTTAGTCATGTATTGCTCCTGTTTTTTTGGTTTTCATCGCCCGATCATTTCAGGCATTGCGTCCTGATGTATTCCTGCAGGTAGTTAACCTGCGCGGTTATCTTGTCGATTCCACTTCGGAGACGGTAATAATTGAGTTCAGCATCTGCTGTAAGTCTTGGGCTTTCTCCATCGCCCATGCCGCTGGCTCCGGTCGTTGACTTTGCACAGGTGGCGGCGACTTGCAGGCGCTTACGACCAGCAGAAACATCAGCACGGAGACTTTCGATAGTCGCGTTAGCATCAGCAAGCTCCTTTGTGTATCTGGCGTCGAGTTCTGCTACATCACGTTGACGCTTCTGCATGTCAGCGATAGTGGATGCGGCTTTGTCGCGCTGCTCTTTGTAGGTCATGGCGTTATCACGGTAATGATTAACAGCCCATGACAGGCAGACGATGATGCAGATAACCAGAGCGGAGATAATCGCGGTTACTCTGCTCATTGTTGCCCCCACAAACAGACTTCACGCTCAATCTCGCGACGAGTCATCAGCCCTTTCCATTGCTTACCGCCAGCGTATGTCCAGCGCCGTAGCTGATCACATGCGCCTTTGATATCGCCCTGGTTTATTTTGCGAAGAAGCGTCGATGTTCTGAAATTGCCAGCGCCCACGTTGTAAACGAACGAGTAAAGAGCGCCGCGCGTTGTTTCCGGTATATCAACTTTTATGTACGGGTTAATTTGTCTGGCGACCGTGGCAAGGTCTTTATTCAGGAGGGCTTTGCATTCTGCTTCGGTATACGTTTTACCGAGCATAATGTCTTTTCCGGTGTGTCCGTGACATACAGTCCATACACCAACGATATCTTTGTATGGTATGTAGCTGACACCTTCCAAACCATCGTTACCACTTGGTCCAGTGATTAACACAGATGCTATAGCAATAGCCCCGCCACTTATCGCCGCTATTACGCTATTTCGTAGTGCCGGTGACATTGCCATTCAATCTGTCCTCGCGCTCTTTGCGCTTGTAGTACCAGTTGATGCCAAATGTGCCGACAGTACAAAGAATACCAATGATGACAGCCCAGTCATTCAGGGAGAGAATGCCACCCATCGCAGTCAGTCCTCCGAAGCTGTAACTGAACCATTCTCTGATTTTGTCCATACGGTACATGCTCTACCCCTTCATTGAGGGGATTTGCTCTATTTAATTAGGAATAAGGTCGATTACTGATAGAACAAATCCAGGCTACTGTGTTTAGTAATCAGATTTGTTCGTGACCGATATGCACGGGCAAAACGGCAGGATGTTGTTAGCGCGACCTCCTGCCACCCGCTTTCACGAAGGTCATGTGTAGAAGGCCGCAGCGTAACTATCACTGATGAATCTAGGATAGCCAGTGGCTACGGCTCAGTTTGGGTTGTGGCGGCCGGAATCGAACCGGCTTCCATCGGTGCGCTGCCGATTGCAGTACGCGCGGCGGTCAGCTACATGACTAGTATTTTCACTGTCGCCTATCTGCTAGCTCGCCATTGAGCTTCACCACAACGATAAGAGCACTGCGCGGCACCTTTCACCAATTCCGCGAGGTCTGCGGGTTCAATGCTCTTACCTGTTGCACAGATATAAAAAATCCCGAAACCGTTATGCAGGCTCTAACTATTACCTGCGAACTGTTTCGGGATTGCATTTTGCAGACCTCTCAGCCTGCGATGGTTGGAGTTCCAGACGATACGTCGAAGTGACCAACTAGGCGGAATCGGTAGTAAGCGCCGCCTCTTTTTATCTCACTACCACAACGAGCGAATTAACCCATCGTTGGGTCAAATTTACCCAACTTTATTCAAAAAGTCAATATCATGCCGTTAATATGTTGCCATCCGTGGCAATCATGCTGCTAACGTGTGACCGCATTCAAAATGTTGTCTGCGATTGACTCTTCTTTGTGGCATTGCACCACCAGAGCGTCATACAGCGGCTTAACAGTGCGTGACCATGTGGGTTGGGTAAGGTTGGGGATTAGCATCGTTACAGCGCGATATGCGGCGCTTGCTGGCATCCTTGAATAGCCGACACCTTTGCATCTTCCGCACTCTTTCTCAACAACTATCCCCCACTGCTCTGTTTTGGCTATATCAACCGCACGGCCTGTACCGTGGCAATCTCTGCATCTTGCGCCCGGCGTCGCGGCACTACGGCAATAATCCGCATAAGCGAATGTTGCGAGCACTTGCAGTACCTTTGCCTTAGTATTTCCTTCAAGCTTTGCCACACCACGGTATTTCCCCGATACCTTGTGTGCAAATTGCATCAGATAGTTGATAGCCTTTTGTTTGTCATTCTGGCTGAGTTCGTGCTTACCACAGAATGCAGCCATTCCGAATCCGGCTTGTGATTGCGCCATCCCCATAGCAGCCATCACATCAGTACCGGAAAGAGAGTCAGAAGCCGTAGCCCGTGGTGAGTCGCTCATCATCGGGCTTTTTGGCGAATGAAATTTAGCTACGCTTTCGAGTCTCATCGTCTTCCTCTCTTGCCCTGTTTGACCATCAGGACGCCGTTAACTATTACGTGACGTTCGCCTTTGCTGTCTCGGTTGTACTTGAGCACCGTTCCTCTTGCGCAGGAAAGCATCCTCGCCACTTCGGTCTGATTGCCTCGTGTCTGTATAAGAAGCTCTGGTATCGTTTGAATTGTGGCGTTCATACGTTCTCCAGTTCGGTGATTTTTATTCCAAGCCGTCCGCCTGGTACTTTCACACCACGAATTACGCGAATGTCATCGAATTGCTCGTCGTCTTCCGCAAATCCGGCGTGGATAAGGGAGTCGAGTAAACCTTTCAGGATGTTGTCGAGGTCGCGGCGGCTGGAGTCTGGAACGTCTGCGATGACTTTGATGCGGAGTCGTGATTTGGTGAAAATGTCTAACTTAAGTTGGCGGATGATTTGCTGAACGTCTTTTCGGTATTTCTGGCCTTTATCGCTGATGTAGTATTGGCTTCCCCGTCTTCGCCAGTAGGTGTTCAGCGACGGCGGGTATGGAAGCACAAACTGATATTCGTTCATGACTTAATCTTCCCCTCCTTCAGCAGTATCGCCTGCGTCCTGATAACGCCTTCGAGGTGGTAAAGTCTGGTGTCTTTGTTGTCGAGGTTATGGGTGCGTCGGTCGATTTCATCGTGACACGCGCTACAAGCCCATGCGCCGATCAGGTCGTCAGGCTTCATTCCCGTTCCGCAAATTCCAGCCATCCGGTAATGTGCCAGAACTGTAGTTTCAGGATTGCCATTGCATATGCCGTAAATACGTACCTGGCATTCTCTGCCGCGCGCTTCTTTGCGTAGATTAGCCATTTAATACTCCAGTTCAGGGTCATTTTTTAGGTCATGTTTTTTGCAGAATTGCTGCCACTCTCTTTCCAGCCTCTTACCTGTAAATTTCACTCTGCATTTTGAGTAAGTGCTAATGGCATTAAATGGTGCTGAGCCTTCAGGAAATCGAGAGCGGAATACTTCTGCCACAGGTACTAAAACCAAATACAAATAATCAGAGCTACTAAACGAATCACTCATCGTCTTCTTCCTCGTACATTGAGCTATTCGGATCGCTCATCAGTTCTGCGCAGCAATCGGAGCACACGTGAACTTCCAGCACATGCAGCTTCTGACCGCAGTTAGCGCACGTTAAAGCTCGCTCGACGCTTTCTTTCTGGTATTGAAGAGATTGGGATGGGCTAAGCATTATTGGATTCTCCGCATCATGAGAAAGACAATCATGGCGGCACGGAGTGGATTGTCATATGCGACACCAACATTCGGTCCTGCATCATCAAACAAGTCCCTTGCGTTGTCTGTAGCGCACGGCATTGAGGGATTGTCTAAAATTATGCTGATGTTGTTTTCAGTGATAATCGGCCATGCGTCTGCTGGGTTTGCGCATGGGTTAAAGGATCCGCGCTCAACTTCTACTTCGACTGCGTCTCCGTTTACAATGTCTCCCTCAAATGAGATAAACACCATCGCGCCATTCTCACCTTCTTTGTAATCCGGTGATCCGTTATGAATGGCTTCGAATACCGCCACGTTAATTTCAAAATCACTTAACTGTGAATAATCCATTGTCATTTCCTCGCACGATGTCTTAGCCACCGGATATCCCACAGGTGAGCCGTGTAGTTGAAGGTTTTTACGTCAGATTCTTTTGGAATTGGCTTGCGTTTATTTCTGGAGCGTTTCGTTGGAAGGTATTTGCAGTTTTCGCAGATTATGTCGGTGATACTTCGTCGCTGTCTCGCCACACGTCCTCCTTTTCCTGCGGTAGTGGTAACACCCCTGTTGGTGTTCTTTCACACCGGAGACACCATCGATTCCAGTAAGGTTGATTTGGTCGGAAGCGGTTATCTTCTTTGCATTCACCGCACCGATAACATCGCATCATGCAGCTTCCCTCCCGAAGTCGAAATCAAGCTGCCCTCCAAATATTTCGCATGACTCAGAACAAGAGCCGGTATCGAATCTTTTAGCTCGTACCATGTCCTGATACAGGGCTTGATAATCATTTTCTGAATACATTTTCGCGATACCGTCCAGCGACATTCTTCCTCGGTACATAATCTCCTTTGGCGTTTCCCGATGTCCGTCACGCACATGGGATCCCGTGATGACCTCATTAAAAACACGCTGCAATCCCTCCTCATCTTTGCAGGCAAGTCCGATTTTTTGCGTTGATTTTTTAATGCAGAATATGCAGTTACCGAGATGTTCCGGTATTTGCAAATCGAATGGTTGTTGCTTCCACCATGCGAGGATATCTTCCTTCTCAAAGTCTGACAGTTCAGCAAGATATCTGATTCCAGGCTTTGGCTTTAGCCGCTTCGGTTCATCAGCTCTGATGCCAATCCACGTGGTGTAATTCCCTCGCCCGAAATGGTCATCACAGTATTTGGTGAAGGGAACGAGTTTTAATCTGTCAGTGCAGAACGCGCCGCCGACGTATGGAGTGCCATATTTCTTTACCATATCGATAAATGGCTTCAGAACAGGCATTCGCGTCTGAATATCCTTTGGTTCCCATACCGTATAACCATTTGGCTGTCCAAGCTCCGGGTTGATATCAACCTGCAATACGGTGAGCGGTATATCCCAGAACTTCACAACTTCCCTGACAAACCGATATGTCATTGGATGTTCACAACCTGTATCCATGAAAACGTAATGCACGTCTTTACCTGCCCGTCGCTTTTGCTCCATTAGCCAGAGCAAATATGCTGACGTCCTGCCACCGGAGAAACTAACGACATTTATCATGCAGCCCTGTCTCCCCATCTCGCTTTCCACTCCAGAGCCAGTCTCGCTTCGTCTGACCACTTAACGCCACGCTCTGTACCGAATGCCTGTATAAGCTCTAATAGCTCCGCAAATTCGCCTACACGCATCCTGCTGGTTGACTGGCCTATTACCACAAAGCCATTCCCGGCAAGGTTAGGAACAACATCCTGCTGCTTTAATGCTGCGGTAAACACACACTTCCAGCTTTCTGCATCCAGCCAGCGACCATGCCATTCAACCTGACGAGAGACGTCACCTAAGCAGGCCCATAGCTTCCTGTTTTGGTCTAAGCTGCGGTTGCGTTCCTGAATGGTTACTACGATTGGTTTGGTTGGGTCTGGAAGGATTTGCTGTACTGCGTGAATAGCGTTTTGCTGATGTGCTGGAGATCGAATTTCAAAGGTTAGTTTTTTCATGACTTCCCTCTCTAACAGATTTCAGGTTATTCCACTCCGTTACCGCACTGCGATAATTCGCGGCCGCCACAGCAGCGTGGTTAGCGCAGTAGATTTGGCACCCGTTCTCCATGTCGAATATTGTCGGTGATTTTCCGCATTTACATTTTTTGGCACGCGGTGCGTCTGAACACATTCCGTTAACGGTGTCCATCAGGATCCCCCTCGTTCTTAATCCAATAAAAAAGGGCTACTGTGTAAATAGCCCCTGTTATTAGCTCAGTGATGTAGATGGTCATCAGAATCCTCCTTTCTTCTTGGATTGCGGTTCCTCGCGTTCACGGCGGCGCATTTCAGCAGACTGTTGGTCTGTGTCATAAATAGCGCCATTTGCCTGAATGCAATACACCGTGCCGGTATTGCCATGACGATTGAGACGAAGGATTAGTTCGGTTTCACCAGGTGGAACACTGTCATCAAAAGCACCTTCACGATGGATCCCCACCCAATAATCGCAATCCTGTTCAATCTGCCCTGTATCTCGTGAGTCACTTGGTAATGGGCGTTTATTGGTTCTGCTTTCCAGTGCGCGGTTAAGCTGTGTCAGAAGCACAACAACGCAATCAAGCTCTTTGGCAAGGTTCTTCAGTCCTTTGGTGATCATGCCGTAAGCAAGGTCGTTGCGATCGGCCTTCTCAGCTGTCATTAGTGTCAGGTAATCGACCAGAATCATGCCAACACATCCTTTTTCTCGCTTGATTCGACGGCTTTCGCTGACGATTTGAGCCAGAGATAATCCCGGCGTGTCGTCGATGTAAAGCATGTCGATTTCACTCAAGCGATTGGCTGTTTCGATCGCCCTGTTGAAGTCACCATCGTAATCACCCTGATAGCCGTCATCGGCGTCATTTGTCGCCGGAAGGTAAAAAATATTCGGGTTAACACCAGACTTCTGCCCTACCAGTTTTTCCAGTATCTGATCACCTGGCATTTCAAGGCTGAACATCAATGCGGGCTTTTTCTCATGCACTGCGCAATTGATTGCCATCTGGCTGTATAGCGTCGTTTTCCCCATCTTAGGGCGAGCGCCAATGACAAACAGAGAGCCTTTCACCAGACCTTTCGGTGACAGCATCCTGTCCAGCGATGGGATCCCTGTGCTCATTCCCCGTTGTTCGCCTGATGGATCAAATCGCTTCTCAAGGTCGCTAACCCAGTCTTCCATGACCTCACCAAATGAGCGAAGGCCGCGACGCGATCCGGTTTTTGCATGGTCTGTCAGTTGCGTGAAAATCGCCTGAATAGCTTCGTACTTCTGCGTTGCAGTCATTCCATTGCGGGAATAGAGCAATTCCGTCGCTTCAGTCATGCGGTTGATGGCGTAGCGTTCCATTGCGGTTTCGCGAACCTGCATTGCATAAGCAACGATGTTTGCTGCGCTTGGCGTGTTCTTTGCGATCTCAGCGATATAAGCAAAACCGCCAACAGACGCCGTTAACGATTTACGCTCCAGTTCATCGAAAAGCGTCAGGCCATCTACTGGCTTTTGCTCACGGTGCATTCTGGTTATTTCTTCGAAAATGATTTTGTGTGGTCGGCTGTAAAATGAATCAGGCTTCAGCATCGCCAGAACTTTCTGGACGCGCTCACTGCTGTCATCATCCAGAAGCAATCCACCAATCACCGCCTGCTCTGCCTCGATGCTATGGGGCGGCGCATAAAAATTATCGGTCATCGTGTTCACCCTCACGAACTTTCAGGTAGGTATTATCGTTAAGCAGGAAATCAAATCCCTTTTTGTGCCAGACGGTTCCGCGCTGATGGTTTGGGCGCTCTTCGAACATCCATCGGCAATTTTCGCCTACGTAGCTCAAATAATTTCTCCAGTCCTGCATCGTGAACCCATGCCCGTCAAGCTGGCGGGTTATCACTCCGGCTTTGCGCCAGAACGTTCGGATCTGGTTTTTACGCTTGTCATTCAGTGCGCGGATTCTTGGCGCTTCAGGAAGGATTTCGTGGTAAGCATCGACAACATCCTGACAGCTAACGGAAGGTTTTTTCTTGTCAGACTTTTTGTCTGCTGTGGCACTCTCTAATACGTCAGTATTAGAGATATTATTTATATTATTGTTTATGGACAACCGTTGGACAACCGTTGGACAATCTCCGCTGAGAGCCGCGCCATTACTGGTGTTTGCGTTGGACAACCGTTGGACAACCGTTGGACAACCGTTGGACAATTTTTTGACTGAAAATCGTCATATTTAACGATTGTAAACAGGCTAAATTTCTTTCCCATCGAGCAAATATTAAGCATACCTTTCGACTCAAAAGTCCGTAATAAGCTCCGAACTTTGTTGTCGGGGATGAATGTTTCTCTGACCAGAGACGGGCGTCCAGTTATCATCTGACCGCGATCAACAGTTATCGGCCCAATATCCGTATTGACGACAGTAGATTCGTGATTAGCCTTGAGGATTAAGTGAAGCCAAAGATGTACTGCCTGAGAGTCCTTATAGAGCCTGCTGTCCATAAACTGGCGGTGTATAGAGACATACCCCATACTGGATGCCTCCTGATGTTGTACAGGGTTATGCCTGTAATCAGCTAACTTAACGACGCCCATGTTTCACTCCTGCTTTGGCTAGTCTGTAAACACCAACAAGGCGCTCTGCGAACGCCCTGTTATTTGCTGCGGCTACCACTAATCCCTCAGGTGAATCAGGGTGTCGAATCTCTTCTTTTTCCTGGTATTTCTTACGACGTTTTGTCATAATTACTCCTGTGGATTGATCCAGTCTTTCTACATCAGGCCTCAAAACTGTTGCCGCAGTCTTGAGGCTTTTCTTTTGTCAGCACCATGGCTACTTTCTTTGCCAGCTCCGCTAATTCCTCGTCTTCAACACCCCACTCCAGCACAGCCAGAAGCATGGCCATCTTTGGGATGAAGCTGTCTTTCCATCGCGAAATTTGCGATTCATTAATCCCTAACGCGTCGGCAACCTTTCGCTGACCACGTACAGCAATTCGATTCAGGATGTTGCTTGTAATTGCATTCGCTTTCTTGCGAGTACTTGTAAGTTGCATATGTAAGTATTTCCTTAACTAATAAGAAGTTATGCGCATCAACTTATGCGCGTTGTATTCCCGCATTTCGGCGGGAATGAGGACCATGACTGTTAAAGAGCGGTGTTACTATTTGTTTTTCTTGTTGCTTGGGAAAGGACGAACTTCCTCTCCAATCACACTGCCATCAGGCTTTACCGTAACCATAATGTTACGGCCTGCCAGAATGGCCTTGCTGATAGCGCACTGGATTACACCAAAGTCACTGGCTGCTTTAGCCTGTCCATGGATTTTGGCGTAATCGGCAAGTGTCATTCGAATCATATGCACTCTCCGTTATTAACCATGAACAAAGAATACTACAGGTATTCAAAGCAATCAATACTCAGGGTATTTTTAGTTTAAGTACCTTAGCTATTAGAATTAAGCTATGGAAAATAAAAAATCACTGACGACAGAACAGCTCGAAGACGCTAAGCGGCTTAAGGCTTTGTATGAGTCAAAAAAGAAAGAATTGGGAATAACCCAATACTCAATCGCTGATGAACTGGGTATCACCCAAGGAGCGGTAGGGCATTATCTTAATGGCAGAAACGCGCTAAACGTTGAGGTCGCATCTGGTTTTGCACGTTTGTTGCAAGTCTCAATTGCTGATTTTAGCCAGTCAATTGCTGCCAAGGTTGCAGAACAGGCAGAAAGCCTTAAGAGCGATGCCAACGTAAGGTATGCAGGGGAATACAGAGCAGGAAAGAGGTATCCGGTGTTAAGCAGTATCCAGGCTGGCTCGTGGTGTGAAGCATGCGAACCATACACCATTAAAGACATAGATGTTTGGCTTGAGTCTGACGCGCATATTCAAGGTAATGCGTTCTGGCTTAAAGTGGAAGGTGATTCAATGACGGCACCGGTTGGGTTAAGCATTCCAGAGGGAACATTCGTTCTTTTCGATACCGGAAGGGAGGCGATCAACGGCAGCTTGGTCATAGCAAAACTTTCTGACTCTAACGAAGCAACATTCAAGAAGCTGATAATCGACGGCGGAAATAAATACCTCAAGGGACTTAATCCTGCATGGCCTCTCGTGCCAATCAATGGAAACTGCAAGATTATAGGCGTTGCAATTGAGACAAAACTAAGGCTGGTTTGATCACGCAAGGGGCGATTATGGTTGGAACCGCTATAGCAAGCTTTTTTGGGATGTTGGCAATCTCGACAATTTACGGCTTAGCGCATGCTTTTATTGCGAAATCTCTATCAGAAAAAATAAGCCAGGCTTGGGCGCATAGATCAGCTCGTTTCATGATTCTGGTGATCATAGCAATACAAGGGATATCTGCATTTATCCTCTATGGATCAAGCTTATACCTATTGTATCAAGGCGCGACATTTACGCCTTACACCAGTGATTACGGAACTCTATACGATGGTAGTGAAGACATCACTGTGGCTTGGATCGTCTTTGGTTTATCTATGGCCGTGTCTGTTGTAGCAGACATCATTAAGGTAATTCTCGTCTTAACCTTCGCTGACTAACCCATAATCCCGGCAGCAATAGCTATCGGGATCCACTTCACATATCCCGCATAAAAAACACTGAACAAGCAGACACCGAAAAAATAAATATCCTTTGTATTCATTTGCTTATCATTATTTCACCAAAAATAAATACCTTGGGTATTTACACAATAAAATACCTACAGTATTCTTTAGCCATCAGCAGGACGCTGGAAGCCAAACGGAACAGATTGGCAGGCTCTTTAACATTGATGGGATTGTCCCGCCGAAATGCGGGAACTGAGTTTAACCAAACAGGAGGTGCCGTAATGGTGCACTAACGCGGTTAGACCGCAGCCGAAAGGCAATGCAGCAGTAATGATGCTGCCCCGAGTCGCGTAATGGCGAGCAGGTTTAGCAGACCGATGTGAGGGTAAATAAGGGAACATGCTCCGGAAAGGCAGCGCGAATGCCAGACGCGCACCGGTTATCAGCGGCTAATAAGCGACAGAGACTCAAGGGCATGAGCGCGCTCACTGCGAGAGTGTGAGTCAAAGAGTAGTTGGCTTTGGGGTGACGTGAAGTGCAGCTGCACGACGGCAACCGGAAGATAAGCACCCGGCGCGTCACCGCCAAAGTCAATCATCGGAGGTCAACATGACAGTAGTCATTACATATCTGGCTGACGATAACGCCAGAAATCGCCGCAGAGCACGCAGACAGGCTCAACGTGAACAGGCAATGCAAGAGCAGCGACTGGCACGAAAAATTGCGCTAAAGCTCTCTGGTTGCGTCAGAGCAGATAAAGCAGCATCACTCGGAAGCCTTCGCTGCAAGAAGGCAGAAGAAGTCGAGCGTAAACAGAACCGTATTTACTACCGCAAGCCACGCAGTGAAATGGGGGTGACTTGTGTTGGTCGCCAGAAAATGAAATTAGGCAGCAAACCACTTATTTGAGGTGAGATATGGAAGAAGAATTTGAAGAGTTCGAAGAGCATCCGCAGGATGTGATGGAGCAATACCAGGACTATCCTTATGACTACGACTATTGATAAAAATCAATGGTGTGGACAATTCAAGCGATGCAATGGATGCAAACTGCAATCGGAATGCATGGTTAAGCCTGAAGAAATGCTTCCTGTAATGGAGGATGGGAAGTATGTCGATAAATGGGCAATACGAACTACGGCAATGATTGCCAGAGAACTTGGTAAACAGAATAACAAGGCTGCCTGACGGTGGCCTTTATTTTTGGCATAACAACAGAGGCTAACATGGAATTTAAAGGTACTAGGAAAAATTGGCGAGAAGCCAATTTTGCAGGCTTAATTTTATTTTCACACCCGGGAATGGCCCTATCCGGTAAAGAAACAGAAGAGGCCGTAGCAAATGGAAGGTTGGCTATGGCTGCACCGGATTTACTTGAAGCACTTCAGTTATTACTTAAGCAAGCCGAAAATAGAACAACGACAACATATCCAGAATGGTATGGAGCTGTTAATAAGGCTCGCGAAGCTATCAAAAAAGCCCTAGGTGATGAGTAATGAATAAGAGATACATCGTTGAAGTTATAGAGCGAGAAACAAAAGAAGTAATTAAACATTTCGAATTTGATAATTATAGAAAAGCTGACCGAGTAGAAGAAGGATTGTTGCGACAAAGTAATCTCGAAAAATTTGATGTTGTCATGCGATGCGAATAAGCGCCTATAGCAGATTTACGAGTCTGCTATGTGAGCAATGTCGCTCGTAACTAAACAGGAGCCGACTTGTTCTGATTATTGGAAATCTTCTTTGCCCTCCGATGTGGGGGCCTTTTTATATGCATACCAATAACGCTTCACTCGAGGCGTTTTCGTTATGCAATCAAACAGAAGGAGCATCCTATGCAACAGTTCGCTATTGCAGGGGCGGCATCGGTTCGCCCTTTCAACCCGATTTTATCGGTACAGCATTCACGAAAAAATATTTTAACCGGAGCAGACTTTAAACAACCAAGAATGAAAAGTTTGCTCGAAAAGCTTTGGGATATTTTGAAACAACAAGGCCGTCCATGAGTTTTACGGATAACTGGTCAGACGAAGAATTCATTCGTCAGATAAAAGAATTAATCGGCAACGAAGGAGATATTCATGTCACTTGCAACCACAGTGAAGGAGAGCAAGTTACAGAGACGCATGTACACGCAGAAAGCTCTCTGGTATCGCCATAATGGCGACCGCGAAGGAATGCGGGTATGCCTTAATTTGTCCCGAGTCGAAGTATTAAATCAGCGTTATTTCCTTGGGCCGTGTCCATTCTGAGGTGAATTATGGATTTGAACAAATTCGATGAGCCATTCTGCCCTGAAGATATCGAATGGCGAATACAGCAAAGCGGTAAAACACGCGATGGCAAGGTATGGGCTATGGTGCTGGCTTATGTAACGAACAGGGCAATCATGAAACGCCTGGACGATGTTTGTGGCAAAGCAGGATGGCGCAATGAATACCGCGATATTACCAACAACGGCGGAGTTGAATGCGGCATATCAATAAAGATTGATTCCGAATGGGTAACCAAATGGGATGCTGCTGAAAACACGCAGGTAGAAGCCGTCAAAGGTGGTCGTTCCGGTGCAATGAAGCGCGCTGCCGTTCAGTGGGGAATCGGTCGGTATCTGTATAACATTGAGGAAGGTTTCGCACAAACATCTCTCGATAAAAAGCAGGGATGGCACAGGGCAAAACTCAAGGATGGAACAGGATTTTACTGGCTCCCTCCATCGCTGCCTGGATGGGCAATACCAGCATCAGATAACAAACCATCACCAGAAAATACCAACCAGAAATCTCCATCGGTTGACTGCGAACAAATCCTGAAAGACTTCAGCGATTATGCGTCAACAGAAACTGACAAGAAAAAACTCATCGAGCGTTATCAGCGTGACTGGCAATTAATGGCTGGCAACGAGGAGGCGCAGGCTAAATGCGTTCAGGTAATGAACATCAGAGTTAACGAACTAAAACAGGCGGCATAAATGGCAAGCAGAGGCGTAAATAAGGTGATTATCCTTGGTCGGGTAGGACAAGACCCGGAAGTTCGATACTCACCATCAGGTACAGCGTTCGCTAACCTGACAATAGCCACGTCAGAACAATGGCGAGATAAAAATACTGGCGAGCAAAAGGAATTGACTGAATGGCATCGTGTTGCTGTATCCGGGAAACTGGCTGAGGTCGTGGGGCAGTATGTGAAAAAAGGTGATCAGATTTATTTCGAGGGAATGCTGAGAACCAGAAAGTGGAAAGACCAGTCAGGACAAAACCGTTACACAACCGAGGTTCATGTCGGAATTAATGGCGTGATGCAAATGCTTGGCGGCATTGGCGACAGCAAACAACAAGCAGCCAGCAGGCAATCACAGAAGCCACAGCAGCAATCATCACTAGCACAACAGAGCGAACCTCCTATGAACTTCGACGATGAGATCCCATTTTAATCATTGGGAGAAAATATGATCACTTGCAAAAAATGTGGAGAGAATAAACCACCTAATGGTTTTTATCCTAGAAATAAGGTGTGCAAGGAATGCACTAAAAAACGAGTAACTGAATATCAAAAAGGAATAGGAAAGCTAATACATAATAATGCTTGTAAAAAATATAACAAAAGCGAAAAGGGCAAGGTTGCATTAAGCAAAGCAAGAGAGAACTATCTGGAATCTCATCGCCAAAGACAGCAAGCAAGATGGTCAGTCAAACGGGCAATTAAATCTGGTAAGTTATGTAGACCAACAACGTGTCAGAAATGCAACAGCAAATGCCACCCAGACGCTCACCACTGCGATTACAGTAAACCTCTTGAAGTGATGTGGCTATGCAAAGCATGTCATGTTGAATGGCACAAGCACAACAAGCCAATATATCCAGACGAGGAACCAGTAACTCTCCCCTTCCCTCGTCACGCTATTCACGCAATTTAATCAGGAGAAAATCATGCCAGCGCCTCTGTATGGTGCGGATGACGCGCGCCGCTGTTCCGGCAATTCCGTATCGGAGGTGCTGGATAAATTCAGGAAAAACTACGACCGGATAATGTCGCTACCGCAGGAAACGAAAGAGGAAAAGGAATTTCGCCATTGTATATGGCTTGCAGAGAAAGAAGAGCGCGAGCGAATTTACCAGACATCAATCCGACCATTCCGCAAAGCCACATATACCCACTTCCCTGAATATATCGACCCGCGCCTGCGTAATTACCGCTCACGCTATGGCGCTATCAGTAATGACTGAGGAATTAACAATGAAAACAATGAAGCTAAACATCGACCTCGGAAAATACGTTATTACCGGAACCAAACACGACCTGATTCTTAGCGAAAGAGGAATTATCAAAGAAGGCGAGAATGCAGGGAAAGAAACACTAAGCCGTATCGGTTATTACAGCAAGTTTGAGCATCTGGTTAAAGAGTTATGCAACCGTGAAATCCTGTTATCTCAGGCGCAGACGCTACAGGATGTTCAGCAGCATATCGAGACTTTAGGTGTGTCACTTAGCATGGCTATTGACCAGTTCGTGGAGAGTAAATCATGAGAGGACTTGCATACAATCCAGGCATTCTTCCGGCAGAAATGATTATTCGCCAACGCGTAAAGCCAATGCCATCGAGAGAGGAATTGCTTAAGAGAAATTCTTTTCCATCAGTGAATCAAAACAAATATCTGAATGCGATGTGGCGGAGTGGGAAGAAATGAAACAAATGACACTAATTGAGATGGATGGATTTCTGAAAGGTAAATGCATCCCCCGAGATTTAAAGGTTAACGAAACAAACGCTGAATATCTTGTCCGTAAGTTCGGTGAACTTGAATCAAAACTGGAAACGGCGTTGCGGGAGTGTCGTTCTGCTGGAATCACGATTGATAACCTTGAGGCTAAATGCGCGAAGATGGCTGCTGAAAATACCTCGCTTAAGCAATCTGAGAAGGAATTTAATGACTTTTGTCGTGAGGAGTTTAGCGAATGGGAAGATGATGTTACTGAAACCCCAGCCACCGATGCTTTTCTGGCTGAAGGGAAGACTGAAGCACGCAAGGAAGGCGCTTATTTTGTGGCGAACAGAATGTTGGCAGCCTGGAAAGCTGGTTTTATTGATGATACTGCGAAGAACGCCGCGGATATTGCCCGGATGATTCTTACCTCTACTGAGTTTATGGCTAATGCGCCGGAAGGCGATTTTGACCGCTCATTCTCTGATGGCGTTCTCGAAGATATCGCCGAACAGCTTCGTAAAGGAGTCATCCAATGAGCAAGATTGACTATCAGGTACTGCGTGAGGCGGCAGAACGTGCAATTCCGGCAATGGAACGCCTGTTAATGTTGCCAGTTGATGATGATTTGTTAACTGAACAGGAACTTAAGGATTACGGTGTGGATATTGATGCGCTCAACGCCTTCAAATTTCTGACCGGACCAGAAACCGTGCTGGCGCTGCTGGATGAACGGGAAAGAAACCAGCAATACATCAAAAGCCGTGATCAGGAGAACGAGGATATTGCGCTAACGGTAGGGAAGCTGAGAGTTGAGCTGGAAGCCGCAGAGAAGCGCATTGCAGAACTGGAAAGCAACGAAGTCCGTGAAGTCGGAAATCAGTTTCTTGTTGTTCGCCATCCCGGGAAAACTCCTGTCATCAAGCACTGCACTGGTGACCTGGAAGAGTTTCTGCGGAAGTTAATCGAACAAGACCCGTTAGTAACTATCGACATCATTACGCATCGCTATTACGGGATTGGCGGTCAATGGGTTCAGGATGCAGTTGAGTATCTGCATATGATGTCTGACGCTGGCATTCGCATCAAAGGAGAGTGATATGAGCACTATAACCAAAGAACGTATCGAATTATTCATTAAAAATCCGCTTGATAACGGGCTTACTCGTGGCGAACAAATGGAACTGGCACGAATTGCACTGGCATTACTGGAACGCGAACAGATTCGCCACGAGCATGCCAAATGGTCTGACTCCACATTTGGCTGCGTTGGCCCCATTGGTCCACTGAAACACCTCTCAAAAGAGGCTCTGGAAGCCGCAGCCGAACCAGACGATCTTAGCGAGTGGGCTGATATGCAGTTCCTGTTGTGGGATGCACAGCGCCGTGCTGGCATCAGCGATGCTGAAATTACCGTTGCTATGGAAGATAAATTGAAGATCAACATGGAGCGCCAGTGGCCTGAGCCAAAAGATGGTGAGCCTCGCTTGCACATAAAGAACCCGGCAACTCTCCGGTAACTCCGGATGGCTATGCGGACATGCTGCAGCGCTGGCTGGTGTTTGGGATAGGCATGCTAAAAGCGGGTAGCCAGTTACCACGAAATCTAATCGCTGAAACCAAAGCCATGGTTGCAGCATTACAGCAGGAGGATGAATGATGAGACGCTCAAGTTGGGATGCTCGCCTTGATAAGCGCGTGAATATCGAGAAGCTAGAAGAACAAGGTCTTATCGCTGACAGTATGGAAGTTAGAAGGAGTCTTGTTGAACGAGTTATGAGAGGAGAAATAACTCCAGAGCAGTCCAGGGAAGAACTGAAACGGATTCAGAGAAATGCCAAGCGCAATGGACTTAAAACCAGAAACCAGGCATGGAGAGAAGGTTGATGGCTAAATCCGCAGCAGAACGCAACTAACAAACCTCGCACCGTCGAGGATTTCTTTTATCTGAACTCGCTACGGCGAGTTTTGTTTTATGGAGATGATAAATGCACTTCCGAGTCACAGGTGAATGGAATGGAGAACCATTCAACAGAGTTATCGAAGCGGAGAACATCAACGACTGCTACGACCACTGGATGTTATGGGCGCAGATAGCACATGCAGACGTAACCAATATTCGAATTGAAGAACTGAAAGAACACCAAGCCGCCTGATGGCGGTTTTTTTATTGGAGACAAGAAATGTCAGATTTGGCTATGAAGATTTTGAAATGGCAATCGACTGGCGATGTCGGCATCAGTAGCGCAACTCTTGCCTCAATCGCATGTGGACTGAAAAAGAATATCTATGGTCATCACTTCGGCGCTCCACATGACGCAGCCGATTTCCGGCGATGCGTTGCACTTGTTGAGCAGATTCCAGAAATCAGAGATTCATTCGACAAGGTTGCAAAGCGCGTTCCGGCATTCAAAGGAATCCTCAACGAATGGGATTCACTCGTTGCTCTGTTGAAGTCTGAAATGAAGATACACGGAAACAAAGCACCAGAGACTTACAGAAGAATTAGCGAGCTACGCAAGGACTAACGCCTCACACTCGATGAGGCCTGTACATATCTGATAGATCCGCTATATGGCGGTTTCTTTTTGCCTGGAGAATTAAGATGACCGATACCAGCCTGATTCCTGAGAAAGAAGTGATGAACAAGCTCGGTGTTTCATCACGTCAGACAATCTGGAACTATACCAAACGGCACGGATTTCCGAAGCCAGTCAGAACCCACCCCAAATCATACCTTCGTGAAGCTGTTGAGGGGTGGATTCTTAACGGTGGCGTTAATCAGAAATGCTCCTGA